AGATTGCCGTTGTCGTCAGCGAAGTTCCACATGCCAATGAACAGTAGGCGAGCACTCATGGAGCACTCAGTGAGTTGTTCATCGGTCCAGAAATCAGGCTTGATGGTGCGGATCCGAGCCATTACGCAGCCCTCTTCATCGAAGGGTAGGCATGCTGGTACGCAGCTTCCAGTTGCGGCGTCCACAGGCCACGGGCGATCAATTCGGCACGAGTACGCTCCACGTACAGCGCCTCCAACTGCCGGCGCTTGTCACGGTTAATCCCGCTTTGGTCGTGGAACTGATGGCATTGCGGGCAGGCTGCGAACGTCTGGCTATCGCACGCCTTCAGGGACAACCCTTTGCCGAAATTGGCGTGTGCGCACTGGGACGGCCCCTGGCGACCGCAGACAACGCAGTCCAGGGAGGCGACGTTGCGGCGATGCTTCTCGGAGCGCAGGCGGGGGACTTTGAGGAAGCTCACTTGCGCGACTCCACATAGGGCTTTCGGATGTGCTGGTGGAAGATGTGCGCCGCGACGACGTTGTGGTCCAACTCACGCCGGCTCTTGATGTCGCAAATCTGGAGAATCCAGTCACGCGCGGCCTCTGCGCTGCCCAGGCCACCACAGAATTCCCAGAACTCCGGCTGCTGGCAGAAGATGCCGGCCAGCTTCGCCAGTTCGCCGCCCTTCTGCTCCGGCTCTTTGGGCTGCTGCTCGAAGTTGGCAACCAAGGGCGCCAGCGCCACCGGCATGTCGATAGACGGGAACAGCTTCAGGAAGTCACCACGGCAGGCAGGATCAATGTCCACCTGGACACGGATAGTCCCGTCCGCCATCTCCTTCATCGCCCTGCGGGTTCCGGAAATGGCTGTCATCGCGTATTCCTCGGAAGGTATTGATCGCGCTTCGCCCAAAACATCTGAGCACGCCAACCGTCGATAGCTGCCAGCGTGTCGTCCTGGCTCATCGGCGGACAAATCGCTTCGGACACACAGCGCTGACCCTCAAACATCTTGAGGCGCCATTGGTTCGACGCATCGTGTAGGTCTATCAGGATCAGGTTCGCGGTCATCGGTCAGTGCCTCGTTTGCTGCTCGTTCACTACCCTGCGAAATCCGATCAGTTGCAGGGCCTTCTCAAACTTCTCGTCTTCTGCGGCGCGTTTGTTCAGCGCTCGGAATTCTTTCTCTTCGTCGTCTCCACACACCGCCCGAACTTCCTGGCGGACCGTTCTTGCGTACTCCCATGCCTCTTCATACGTCATGCAGTCCTCTGCGCAATGACCTCTTCCATCAGCGTCAACATGCCCAGGCGCGTCAGGTATTGGGATATGGCGTGGTTGCCCAGGATCTCTTCAGCCTTCGGGATCAGCTCCGCAGGCAGATCAGGACGACGCACGCCACGGCTATTCAGAGGATTGGCGTCCAGATACCGGCTCATGTTCGATGCCGTCGTGCCAAGTTCCTCCGCAAAGCGCTCCTGCGTCATGTAAGGACGGGACCGGCTTTTCCAGGCCAACCTGACCGCATCGCGGTAGGTCATGCACTCGGCAATCTCGGTCTTACTCAAGAAACGCTTTGCGGATGGGACCTGCTGTACTACGTTCATTTTTTTCTTCTCACATAGTTAGATTTCATGGAGTTGCACACACACTTGCACACGCTCCAGGGGGTCAAATAAGCCCGTCACAAGGACGGGCCATGAAGAACTTGAAACAGCAGCTATTGGGCGGTCGCCCCCAACCGGATAAGATTCGTGTCGCCAAACGACGAACCGATCAGGAAGGGAGCGACCATGGAAACGGAATTCGTGTACGCACGAGCCTTCGCGCTGGAAGTGACCTTGATGGAACTCATCAAGCTTCTCCCCCAGTCACTCGCAGCCCAACTTGCATGCACTCTGGATGCGACCGCGACGCAATATGCAGAACTAGCCCGGTCCACACCGCTATCGCCACAAACGCAACGAGAAACGCACGCGCAACTGAAGCGCCTTTGCGACGAGATAGCGGCTGTGTCCAGGCGCTGATGCGGGCGTGGAGGCTAGGCATTTGCGCTGTCCTCGGGACGGTAGAAGAACGTCAGAAGATCCTCCCGGCTGAACTTTGCGCCGAAGGCATCGCAAGCCTTCCAGAGGCGATCAAACGTGTCCTTGCGAGGAAGCTTCCGGGCATAGACAAGGTGAGCCTCCATGTACGAGGTCGTCGTCCCGGCCTCTTCCGCGAATTTCCGCTTCAGAGCTGAGGGGAGCCCTCGGTAGAAGGTTCTGAGGTCCTGGGGGGGCGCGGATGTCTTCATGCGACCCATTCTATTACCTTCGTGGTAACAGCGCAAGCGAAATCTATGACCGTCCCGGTGCATTTACCGGATAGGTAAAGTAGGGTGCAATATGTCTATGAAATCAATAAAAGAAATCCGCCGCCACAACCTGGGGCTGGTCCTTGATCTGTACTGCGAACGCAATCAGACGATCGCAGCGAACAAGCTTGGATACTCCACTCCATCACTTGTCAATCGGTACATTACCGGATCAAAGGCTATAGGAGACGGCACCGCTCGGAAGATCGAAGAGACGTTTGCGCTTCAGCAGTTTTGGATGGATACTGACCATTCGACATCAACTGACACGCCGGGGAAACCTTCCGTATCAATCGATGTCAGGAGCCACGCCGTTAGCCGCGCTGGGCATGAGGCAAACGTCTCTGACGTGACGATCTTTAAAGGGGAGGTACCTTTGATTTCCTGGGTACAAGCGGGCGCCTGGGGCGAGGGAGATTTCGCCTCTGATGACGCCGAGTCCTGGCTGATGTGCCCCGCGCCTCATAGCGAACACACGTTCGCCCTGACGGTAAGGGGAATCAGCATGGAACCGAAGTACCGCGATGGCGATGTGATCTACGTAGACCCTGCGGTACTGCCGGAACACGGTAAGAATGTGGTCGTAAGGATGGCCGGGCAGGAGCAAGCGACGTTCCGGCACCTGGTAGTGGAAGGAGACAAGATGTTTCTACAGACCCTTAATCCCGACTGGCCCGGCCCCAAACTGGTGGAGCTGTCATCCGACGATGAGATTAAGGGAGTTGTCATCGGGCGGTATGTTCCCGAATAGCAACGTGTAGCGAATAGAGCCCGCTTCGGCGGGTTTTATTTTGCCTATCACTATGACCTGTATGGTAACAACAATCAATGGCACTATGACCAAAAAGGTTTGACCTTCTATTACCTGCACGGTAATATCTCTCCATCGACACCCCGAACGGAGAGAGCAGATGAGCCTCAAGCAACTATTCGCCCGCTACATCGTCATCGGCCCGACCTCAAAGAGCTGCGCCTTCACGCGGAGCGGGTATCTGAAGCAGATGAGCGCCTCCCGCGATCCGAGCGTCGAAGTCTACGAGCTGATCGGCGGTCGTCAGGCAGTTGTCCCTGTCGCTGCGCGGTCGATTGGATAACAACCCCGCCCCGGTTCGCCGGGGCAGTACTGAGGGTAACGACATGAATAGGCTGAAAACAGATAAGCGTTGTGCTGCGTGCCACGAGATGATGAAGGCAGGCGATCTGTTCCGCTGGCACGAAAAGCGGGTTTACAGCAGCGGCAAAGTTAGTGCGGCCGGCAAGGTTGTTCATGTCCCAGCACATGCGGACGCGGCATGTGTGCTGCACAAATTCGAACAGGGCCGCATCAAGCGTGATATCGAATCGCTGGAGGATTCTATCGCGAGGCTGGTTGAAATGAACGCGCCGCAAATTGCCGTCGACATGCTACGCGGGAAACTCGCTGCTCTGCGCCCCGCCGCCTAACAGCCCCAGCCCATCGGATAACCGAACCATGCGCGACTTGATGACGAACCTCCGCTACTGGGCGATCCCGCTTGCCGTGCTGTTTGTCGGCGGCTGGGTGGTGATTGGCTGGTAGCGGTAAAGGAAAGAGAGATGAAGATTCCTGCGCTCCACAAAGGTTTTTTTGGCTGGGACGCTTGCCGTCTCGCTGATGAGTACGAGGCCAAGGAATTAGCGACGGCCATCACGCAAATTTCAGGCGACCCGCTAAACGCCAACCCGCAGCATGCAGCCGGCAGCAGCATCTACCTGCTAACGAAGAAGGCACGCAAGCAAATCGACGCGCTGTCGTTGGCCATTTTCTATCAGAAACAGGCGAAGAAATCTGCCTAACCCCAATCGGAGATTCAGGAGAGGGCGAATGCGCGGGCTGACGCGCAACGGTTGGGCCACGCCGACTGACAGGCGCCCTGAAATAGCACGAGACGTATGCAGGAGATCAGCACCTGCCGCCCTCCCCTGAATCTCTGTACCTAACGTAAGTGGAGAAGAAGAAATGGACCGACGTGCAGACCTTCTCAATCAGATATCGGACCTTGAAGACCTGATTGAAAGCGGCCAATCAGCAATCCCTCTTGCCGATCTGGTCGAGGAATTGAACGAGCTGGAAGACGAGTTCGACTCTCTATCGAGCTAACCCCCCAACGCAGCAGAGAGAAGGAAGAACGATGGAATCGAAGCCATGCAATGCGTGCCCCTGGACGAGCAAGGAGCAGCGCGACAAAGAAGCACTCACGGATGAAGTCAAAAAGGCGGCTGCTTCTGGCGCTTGGTTTTGCTGCCACGTTCATATGGGCACGTGTTACGGCGCTCAGCGCTATGCCGGCTCAAAGCCCGCTGAACGCCTGCTTGCTTAGCCCTCCCCCAGGCACATAACGGAGAAGACGATGTCTATCCCCCCCGACTTCACCCGCCGAGTGCAGGAGCACCCGCAGATTGCGGTTCTTATCGAGGCAGCGTCCAAGGTGATCGAGATGAATCGCCAGCATGCCGAAGATCAGTACGGCGATGCCAACAAGGCCGAGTCATGGGCGTGTGTCCGAATACTTCGTGAGGCAATCGCCAAGGTCAAAGCTACCGACCTCGCGCACACCCACGCCCACTACGCCCACGAACTCGCCCTAGACGCTGCTGCGCGTACTGGCGAGACGCCGTTGGCCGAACACCTGCCCGGCGTGCCGGGGATGGAGTGAGAGATGGGCGCCTTCTGTGTATTCGGCATGACTCGGCAGATGGCCAACAAGCTCGCCACGGATGCCGAGGCGAAGCGGAAGTTGACCCGCCAGGAGCGGGCAGCACTGACGGAAGAAGATGTTCGCCAGTGGATCGCTGAGAAGGCTGAGGAACTGTTCTCCGACGCCAAGGCCCGTCAAGTCTCGCCGGCTTTCGATGCGCCGCAGTTCGCCAACGATTGGATCGATCTGGCGAAGCGCACCGATCAGGCCAAGCGGTGCCGCGTGATGGTTCGGGGCGCCAAAGTGGACAAGAAAGGTGCGCCATCAATCAGCAAGCGCACCGGCAAGCCGGTCATGACGTGGCTTCCTTACAAGGAAATGCGATGAGTGCCCTCCCCGAATTCAAAGAGCCTGACCCGCTCTCCGCGCCCGAAGTCTTGCGCAACGTGATGGAAGTTATGCGAGGTCCTGACGATGCCGAGGCATATGGGTTCGACGCGATTGAGTTTACGAACGGCGGATTCGCGGTCCTGGCTGCGATGCGGCAGGAAGTGTGCATCGCCCTGATATCTCCCTTCAGCCCGCAGGCTCAGGAAGTCCGGGACGCGCTGTTGCAGAAGTGGATTCGCATGGCGGAGGACGCGGAATGGTCCCCCACCTAGGGTACTGGCTCGCACTGGCTGTAGTGATAGCGCCGCTGCTGGATCGGCTGGCGAAGTGGCATCGCAATCGAGATAGGTACGAGATATGAGCGACAAGTACGCACTCCTGCGCGAAGCAGCTAGGAATAAGGCGCCCCTAAAGCTAGCGCAACAGTCCGAATCCATTCTCGCACTTCTGGATGAGCAGAGTGCGCTTCTGGAGGCGCTGATCGCCCTGCGAAACCACTTCGACAAGGCCAGCTATGACGAAGCACTTGCCATGGCGAATACCGCCATCGCCAAGGCCACCGGAGAAAGCCATGGCGAATAACGCGCCCATACCTGATGACTGGATCATCGCCGCCGAGCTTCTGTTGGCGGATGCTGAAGATGGCGAAGAGCCAGAAATAACGCTGACCGCGCGCCAGATTGTAGACGCCTCACGGAAGGCTGATGCCGGAGAAAGCCATGGACAACGATGACGACGTGGTTATCGAGGATTGGTACCTGTATACCGATCCAGCGAAGAAGGTACTTGACGACGTGGAAGTCTGCTACCGCGTCTGGGCGAATGGATACCCGCTGACGCCGAATCACTGCGTGAAGATCATCCCCATCAAGGGGTGGGCCGAGGACCAGTGGCCGGAAATCGAGGTTCCGATGCACATCGCTCGGCAGGTGTGGGATCAGATTCCCGACTGGAAGAAAGCGGCGGCAGCGCTTCGGAGGGTGGCGGCGTGAGGCTGCTGCTCATGATCGCGGGAGCCTTCGTAGCGCTGTTCCTTGCGCGGCACTGGGACTACGAGGACTCGCAACGAATTCAGGCCCGGGAGAACTGGGCGCGGGTGGCGAACAAATGAAAGCCGAAGACTTCTACACGCCAGGCGCCCCGGACGTGCACCTGAGAGGACCAAGGGGCCGAGAAATCGCAGTTATTGAGCACGAATCGCCCGAATCTAAGGAGCAAGATTATGAGTATCGCCGTAATGGTATTAGGCCCATCAGGGTCCGGGAAGTCATACAGCTTAGCCAACCTAGACCCGGATCAAGTCACTCTGATTCAGCCGATCAAGAAGCCCCTTCCGTTCAGGTCTGCTAACTGGCGCTTGCGGACCCAAGAGGACAAGACCGGATCCATTTTCCGCACGGACGATGCTTCCCTGATCGAGAAGGCCATGCGCAAGACGGATCGCGACATCATCGTGATTGACGACTACCAGGCTGTCCTGACTAATGAACTGATGCGCCGCAGTACGGAGACCGGCTTTCAGAAGTTCGCTGATATCGGCCGTGGCGCTTGGGACATTTTCCGCGCTGCCGGCGACTTGGACGAGCACAAGCGCGTCTACATCATGGCCCATACGCAAACGGACGACTTCGGCAACATCCGCATGAAAACCGTGGGGAAGATGGTTGACGAGAAGGTGGTCCCCGAAGGCTATTTCACCATCGTCCTACGGGTCGAACTCATTAATGGCAAGCATGTCTTCGCCACGCAGACGAACGGGCAAGACTGCTGCAAATCCCCCCCAGGCATGTTTGACGGCATGCACATACCCAATGACCTCGCAGCCGTCGATGCTGCAATCTGCGAGTTCTACGGCCTTACCCAACCTGCCTGAGATTGAGAGACGACATGCGCAACTACCAATACGACGAAGAATCCGCCAAGCAAGCCGGTGCCAGCAGCTTTATCGATGCGACCGGGAAGTACACAGGCAAGTTCCTGATGGCCGAGGCCATCACCAGCAAGAAAGGAACGGAGGGCATCGAGTTCAGCTTCGAGGCGGACGACGGCCGGACGGCGAATTTCCTCCAGTGCTGGACTTACAACGCCGACGGCGAACCACTGTACGGCCTGAAGATGGTGAATGCCATCCTCTGCTGCGCTCGGCTGAAGACCATGACACCGAAGGAAGAGACCGTACAGGGCCGCGACGGCAATCCACGCAAGGCGACGGTATTCCCGGGCGTGGCTGGGCGGCGGATAGGGCTGCTTCTCCAGCGGGAAGAATACGTCAAGAACGACGGCACCCCCGGCTACAAGTTCAATATCTTCGCGCCATTCCATGCAGACACCGAACTGATGGCGAGTGAGTTGATCAATGGGGAAACAGAACCCAAGGCGCTGGCAAAGGCGCTGGCAGGGCTTGCAGACAAGCCGATGCAAAACCGCCCGCGCACGTCGCAAACGTCAGCCCATAGCGAAAACCCCGCTGACGATATTCCTTGGTAAGAAGGAGCCGACCATGAGCAATATCACCCTCTACGAAATCGCCGCCGAATACCGCGCCGACCTCGAAAAGCTGGCCGAGATGGACCTTGACGAACAGGCGTTCGCCGACACCCTTGAAAGCCTGGGGGGTGAATTGCAGGTCAAGGCGCAGAACACCATCGCCTACACCCAGCATCTGGAAGCCCTGTCTGCCAGCATCAAGGAGGCGGAGCAACGGATGGCCCAGCGTCGCAAGGTCATCGAAAAGAAAGTCGAGCGCATCAAGGACTACGTGAAGGAGGTGATGCAGGCGAACGGCATCCAGCGCATCGAATGTCCGCACTTCGTCCTGTCCATCGCCAAGAATCCGCCCTCTGTCCTGATCGAGGACGAGCGCCAAATTCCGCAGGACTACTTCACGAGCCCGCCGCCCCCGCCGCCGCAGATCGACAAGACGCTTATCAAGAAAGCGATTCAGGATGGCTTCGATGTGCCCGGGGCGAAGTTGACCCAGGGCGTGCGGTTGAAGATCAGCTAAGGAGCCAGCCATGCAAGACGCTCCATTCGATCTTCGCAAACGGTATGCGGGACGCCGTGTTGACGCTCTAACCAGATTCCATGAGTCATACATGCCAGTACCCATGTGCGGCTGTTGGATATGGATCGGGACGGAACGCGGCTGGGGCTATGGTGGCATTCAGGTAAATCACGTAAACATGTTCGCCCACAGATATTCCTACCTGATACATAAAGGACCAATTCCGGAGCACATGTTCGTCTGCCATAAGTGCGATGTGCGGTTCTGCGTCAACCCGGACCACCTGTTTTTGGGAACAAGGGACGACAACATGCGCGACATGGTTGAAAAGAACCGTCAATCAAAAGGCTCACGGCACACGATATCAAAAATTACCGAGCAAGACGTTCTTGAGATAAGAGAGATGCGAGAGCGGGGGATGAAACTTTCCGAAATCGCAAAGGTGTTCGGGATTAGCTTTCAAAGCGTCCACCTCATAGCCGCCCGCAAACAATGGAGGCACGTAGCATGACCCAATCCCAATCCCCCCCCGAAGCCCTGCTGCCCTGCCCGTTCTGCGACGGCAACGCGATCCTGACCGAGAAGAAGCACTACAGCACCGTTCAGTGTGGCAACGAGCATTGCCCGATGGACTTCTGCTGCTCCAAAGCCGAGCGCGCCGTAGATACTGTTGCCGTGTGGAATCGCCGCGGTCATCCAGCAGACGCCCACCCCCAGCAGCCCTCCGGGTGGCGAGACATTGCGGGCGCGCCCGAAGGCAACCTCGTCGTGGTTTTCTGGGAAGACAAGACCGATCCAGCCAACCCTGAGCGCTACGATTTTGATTACCTCGAAGACGGCACGTGGATGAATCACTATGACCGCTACGAGCACGTGCTGATTGCCGGCGGTCACGGACTCAAGGAAAAAGCGCCGTACACGCATTGGATGGCCCTAGGAACTCCAACCACCCGCCCCGCCGAGCAGCAGGAGAGCACTCTGCCATGGCATATCCCAGTACAGCACTGGGATAACGCGGAGAAGGCCGCGCTACGCAACTCCGCTGCGCCGGCCGAGCAGCAGGAAGGCGGGGATGCGAGGGACGCGGCGCGCTGGAGGTTCATGCGGCGCAAATTGTGCCTGACTGGGAACGGCGATGGGACATGCTCGATGCACGCCATCAACCTGCCGGCGGCCATTCCTGGTTGGCCGGAACCTGGGCGGGTTGCCGAGTTCTGCGACGCCTCCATCGACGCCGCCATGACCGGAGGCAACGGCGATGCATGAAACGGTCGCCGCCCTCTTCGTGGAAACCGATGGCGCCTACTTCGGGCAGCCTGGCGTCGAGCCGTGGGACGAATCCAGGGACGCCCGCAGGTATCGCGGCCCGCACCCCGTCGTCGCTCACCCGCCCTGCCAGCGCTGGGGCAGGTACTGGCACGGCGCGCCAAACAAGCCGCACCAGTACCGTCTGGGCGAGGATGATGGCTGCTTTGCCGCAGCGCTGACCGCCGTTCGAAACTATGGGGGCGTCATCGAGCACCCCGCCCACTCTCGCGCCTGGAGCTTCTTCGGCCTGGCCATCCCGCCGTCGCGGGGAGGCTGGGTGAAGGCGGACGGTCACGGCGGATGGACTTGCCATGTCGAGCAGGGACATTACGGCCACATCTCCCGCAAGGCTACATGGCTGTATGCCGTGGGCACGGAACGGCCTGCCCTGAAATGGGGAGCCGCGCCCCAGCGCCTGCACCCGCGCGCCGTCGAGCTGCACGGATACGAGAAGGCCAGGCGCATCGGGATGATGGCCATGGTCGGCGGCAAGGACAAGACACGCATCCGCAATGCCACTCCTCCTGAGTTCAGAGACTTGCTGCTTTCCATTGCGCGCAGCGTGCGCCGGAATGCAGACCTATTCGGAGTCGCCGCATGACTCACCCCACCCCCGCCCGGCCGGAACTGCCACCGATACCGCATGGCGAGTTGTACAGCCGACGCGAGCATGCGGCTCTTATCGAATGGGCGATGCAGATTGCTGACGCGGCCCGTGCCGATGGGCGGCGCAAGGCGCTGGAGTTGGCAAAGGGTGCCTGCTGGAAAGTGGCTATGCCCCAACAGGCCACTGGTGCGATGGTGGCTCTGGAATGCGCTACTCGGATCCAGGATTTGATTGAAGAGGAGCCGACGAAGTGACAGACGAAGAAATCCACTCGATATGGCAGGACTACATGGGCGTCCGCGAGCCACCTACGTCCTTCGCCCGCGCCATCATCGCCCAGGCCCGGGCGGAGTGGGAGGCGGAGTTGGTGCCGGTGGCTTGGATGCTTGAGCACAGCATGGGCAAAGCGCCCTTGTTCTGTCGCGGGAGCAACGACCCATCAGACATT